CAGGAATATTAATCTTTTTATTAAGGATGTAAACCGCAACCGCTTTTTTATCCTCATTTGAAAGATTTTTGGCTTTACCAATTTCCTGTATCTCAACCAAAACATCGGGAACCTCTTTTATAACTCCTGACCAATCTTTTTCTTTTATTTCCGCAAAGACTTCGCTGGCTTCTTTTTTTACATCTTCGAAGTTGGCAATTATTTCATCGCCCACTACAATAATTTGCTTTTTGTCCATGTTTTTATTCCTCCTAAGTAATTTTTTACAAATTGCATACCCTTTCTCAAGTAAAGGAAGCACGGTTGCTGCTTTCAAAAGTATATTAAATATTGAGCCCATTATCCTAACCCCTTTTTTTGGGGTGCCTACACTTACTGGCTGGAACACGATTACGACCAAGTCCGCCTGGTCTGCCGATTCCTTTACCACTGCCATCTTTACGATTTGTTCCAGCTCCCTGGCCATTAGCTCTTCTTGTGTTTGTTCTCATTCTTTTTTCCTCCTAATCCTTTTTTGATTTTGTGAAGACCCTCTTTAAAAGCTCCCAAACTGTCAGAAGGTTTACGCTTGCTTGAACCTTTGCTCCGTGTATCTTTTTTGGCCCGCTTTTCCGTATATGGGAGTCTCCATAACTCATGTTTCGCCCATAGATATGATATAAGTTTTTTCATTCATATTATCGTCAGAGTAATTTTGTCCGCTTTCATTAAGCGCGCCATAAGCATGTTGTAAGCCACTTTCGACCTTTGGATCATATCTTTACCATCTCGGGCCATTCCGACCAAAGGACAGCCATCTGTGTCCTTAGCCCAGTTACCCCAATGGATGCGGATACCCTCATAGTTTTCTACCCCGAGGATTAAAGGCATCATACATTTGAACCGGTTGGAATAAGTCACTTCCACATTGTAGACTCCCGCAGGTATCGCAGTCTCTCCAGCTATCTTAACTCCTTTGGCCCGGACTGGGTTCTCTAAGGTAAAGCAAAAAAATTCTCCATTAAGTGACATATCACCAATAGTAGATTTCTCCGTATAAAATTGTCTAAATATTCTTAATTCTATTTCCATTATTTATCACCCCACGTTAAAGCTAAGCCTATAACTAAAAATATAAATGATATGGTTGCAGATACGCCAACCATTTTTCCCAAGTGAAAATTTAATTTGCCGGTTAAATCTGTTATTGATTTTGTTAATGATTTTATTGCTTCCGTTATTATAGTTTTTAAATTTTGATAGCTAATATTTAAACCTTTTATATCATCTTCCGCCAAACTTTGTCGGACAACTAAACCCTCTTTGCCATTACCAAATATAACGTCATTATGTTTATTTTGAGTAAGCAAAAGATTTGCATAATTAGCTTTAAAGGTTACTATCTCTTGATATACAAAATCCAATTTTTTGTCGTTGTCCATTTCATTGCCTCATTTATTTGAATATTCCTTTTATTCTTTGTGCGATTGTTGGCGTTACTTTTACGGTCGCCATTGACAAATAACCTTTTCGTAGATTATTTGCTATTATGGCCCACGCCATTTGAGGCGTAAATTCTCTTTCAATTGGTTTTTCCATTATTTCTTCTCCCTATCCTTTAGTAAATCTATCTCAAATCTTCCGCAAGAAATCCATCCAAATTGTTGCCATTTTGAGCCGAGATAGAACTCGCAATATAAGCGTTTCCCATTAGTAAATTGCCTTAATTCAATGAAGTTATTTATTGAACCATATCTTTTTAAGCATTTTACTTTTCTGCCTAACTTAAAAGCTACCCAGTTATTCCAATTCACAAAACTATTTCTAATCGCATTAAAATAATACGACCTTAAAAACTCACCATTTACCCAAAACAATGTAGGATAATATTTGTCTTGATTTGCATACTCAACCCCATACTTCATTTTTTCTGAATCATTTAATAACCACCACAATGGCTTAAATTTTGACTTAAATAAATAGGTCGCCCAAAGTATTTCTTTAGTCCTTAATTCTTTTCGCCATTGATACGCACAAGGGTACAACCATAATGATAGAATCCTCTTAGGGATTTCAAGCAAAATAAAAAATAGCAATATTAGCGTCTGTTTTATCATTTCTTTAGTCATTTGTAAAATATGTTAAAGTCCCTGTAATTCTTGTTCCGTTTGTAACGGAAGAAGCAGATAAAACTGTTGGGGTGTCACCTGTAAAATCAGTCTCATAAAATCTTATTGGATAACCTGATTGAATATGCCCTGTTGGGATATGTCCAGCAGTTACACTAAGCTTCTCAGTATATCCTAGAGCCAATCCCGCATAAGAAGCTGCACTAAATGGTACTCCCTTAATTTGTAAATCCCCTAGTATAGTTCCCTTTACATTTAAATATACTCTAAAATTAAGAATTACAACCCTACCTATTTTTGTGTATTTCCCATATTGAGCGTAATAAGTCTGTTCACTTTCAGAGGTAGAACCTCCAATTATGGGAGTCCAATCTCCCTCTTCGTAATCGTCTAAAGTGTTAACATCAGTAGAAGCACTAATTGAAGCGGGGAATTTAATTCCTGCATCAGCACTAAGTATTCCTGTAACCCCAAGAGTGCCAGTAATATTAGTATTGCCACCTACATCTAAATCACCAATACTGTCAATATCATTAGTAGCCATATTTAAAGTAGTCGTGGCTATGTGATTGCCGAGGTTATCTCCTGCTTCTATTCCTGTAAGATTTGAGCCATCTCCATAAAATCCACCTGTGGCAGTTATTGAGCTTGAAGCGATTAGTCCACCAGTAATATCAACAGCATGAGTAGGAGTATCATTATTAATACCTAAAAGCGGAGCGCCTATCGCTCCCTTTCCGTATAAATCAGGCCCGTATATTACACCTAATTCTAATCTTCCATTCCATGTATTATCATCATCATATATTGTAAATCCATTTTTACCAGAAGCAAAAGTACCTTGAATTTGAGCGCTTAAACCACCACTTTCTACTTTCATAAAAGGGGATGTCATACTATGCCATGTTATTTTTTCACTTGCGATAACTGGAGTTGAAAGCCATATACCATAATCATCATTAGCTGGATAACTAAGCCCGTCAAAAGGAGCGTAACCAAACCCTACTTTATTCTCCCATACTTGCTTTCCGTCCCAAGTTATATTTCCAGATGTTGTGGGAGCAGTAGCACAAGTTCCAGCAGTAGCTATCCCTACAACAAAAGCCCCACCTGAAAGTATCTCACCCGTATCACAAACAGCCGATAAGCCTGAATAACCTTGAGCTATAAAATTCTCAGCCTCAACACTTGTATTTGCTTTTATATTTCCGTGAGAGTATAATGTATTACCACTCCCGACTCCTCCGACAGAAGTAGTTCCGACAATAACACCGTAAGAAGAAATCAAAACACTTGAATTGTAAACATCTGTCACTAGACTTTTAGCACCAAAAAACATTCTCCCAGACGAAGTGCCTGTCATTTTGAACCCATCAGTATTATTCGCAATCATTTGGTAGTACGCCACATCAGTATCATTCTGTTTGAAATTTATAGTACCCCAATTTCCCGCGGCGAAGTCACCTCTTAGGTCTAAAATACCGCCGACTCCATTAGAGGGCTGGTCTAAAACTAAAGCGCCTGTCATTGTATCGCCAGCTTTTGCGACCTTTAAATCTATAGCAGTTGAGTTATCCGAAACATTGCCAGCTATCGTGGTAGTGTCAGTAGCCACCGTTGAAGCGTCTGCATATCCACCAGAAGCATGATTACCCCATCCGTAAGCACTTCCCCAATTTGATATATTCGTTGCTGTAATTCCAAAGGCAGGGTCATTGATATAAATTGGGTCTGTTTCAGTGTAAGAAGTAAGATATCCAGGGACAGAATGGTCACCCCATCCGTAGGCTGTATCCCATTCTGTTTGTAAAACTCCAGCTCCCAAAGTTCCGTCTGATATATTTGCAGGAGTTATCGCTGTCAATGAAGAACCCGTGCCATCTATATCTAATTTTAAATCTATGTTGTCTTGGAGTGTTGTAGTATCAGTAGCTACATCAGAAGCATCCGCATAACCCGCAACAGAATGGTCACCCCATCCATATGCAGTATCCCATTCAACTTGTAATACGCCAGCCCCCAAAGTTCCGTCTGATATATTCGCAGGAGTTATCGCTGTCAATGAAGAGCCTGTGCCAGTGATATCTAATTTTAAATCAATGTTGTCTTGGAGTGTTGTAGTATCAGTAGCCACCAGTTCAAATCTGGTTGTGACTGTACTTAAATCTACTCCAGAAGCAGGTACAGAGGTTGCTGTGTCGGCATTGCCTGTTAATGCTCCTACAAGGCTTGTTGCTGTAATAGTTCCACCATTCTCTATATCATTAGTAGCCATATTCAAAGTGGTTGTGGCTATGTGATTGCCGAGGTTATCTCCTGCTTCTATCCCCGTAAGGTTAGAGCCATCTCCGTAAAATTCACTTGCTGTTACTGAGCTTGTAAAAATACCTCCGCCTACAACATCTAAAGTATGGGTAGGATTAGTATTCATTATTCCAACTTTATTATCTTGAGTCCAAGTTTGAACTACAGCAAAATCGTTATACATATATAGCTCATCCTGTGCAACATAATTTAAAAGCTTAAATTTTAAAGTTCCATCAGATTCTTTGAAATTAATACGACCACCGTTATTAGCATTGTTTCCCTGAAATGTTAAGGTAGGGGCTATATAGTTTCCTAATAACATATTCTGTGCTGTCATTGAAGATGTTGTAGTTAGCTGTCCTGTCATTGTATCACCAGCTTTTAAAACATAATCGCCACTAGGTAATGCGTCAAATTGGTCTTGAATATTCCCTGTCGTAGTGGAACTATATTCAAATTCAGTGTTTGAAACCGTGCCATCACCAATTTTAATAGCGTCAATTCCTGTCGCAACAACACTATTTACAACCGCACCAACTGCAACACTCGAAGCAATAACCTCTGAACCAAGAGAGCCAGCACTTATATTGGTGGCGGTTAAAGATGTTAAGGATGCTCCGCTTACCGCTGGTATAACCGCTATTGTTGTGGCGTTTCCAACTGAAGTAACATTACCGGTTAAATTCGCATTGGTTGTGACTGTGTCGGCATTTCCTGTAACATTACCCAATAGGGCACCAACAAAGTCAGTGGCCGTCACTTTACCGGACCCGCCCTCGAGCTTTATAACATAGCTGGTGGGAGTGGACGAAGAGGCCGCGATCTTAATGTCCCCGGACACATTCATTGTGACCGAAGACGAGGTTACACTAATCGGGGAAATTCCGTAGAACTTACCTGCTTGCGCTGATTGGCTGCCTACCCCGACAAGCCCAAAAACCATAAGTCCCAGTATTAAATTTCTCATTTGTGTAACCTCTTTTTAATTTTTATTTACCACTTTTCTAAATATGCCCTACTCCTTTTCAGTTTCGGGCATGGTTTATTCTTTACAAGAAACTCCGGCGGTAGTTATTGGATTGCTGGATTGGAAAACAGCAGACCCAGTTCCCGTAGCACTTGTCCCAACACAAACAGCAAACCTCGTGGTGTTGTAGACTACCTCACCGACGGCGAATGTGTGAGCGGCGATAGTCGTAGACGACATACTGAGGGGAACAAAATCCCCAGATATCGCTAGGTCAGCTATGTTAGCCGTAGTGATTGTCGCCGTCCCGAGAGTGGCCAAAGTTGATATCACATTATCAAAATATTTCCACCTTAACGGAGTCGACAAAACAGGCTTTGGCAACATCGTAACTATGAGCATCGCGATAATCATAAATACTAATGCTATTGCTTTTTTCATGTTTTTTCTCCTTACTTATATTTAACTTTTAATTATACTATATTACCCCACCATAAACCACTTACCAGCCAAAGGACTGTACTGAAAATATTGTTCTATATCTGTGGCCCAGTATCTGGCGAAAGTCGCAGGTGTCGCAGGACGGGCCGATAAAAGTCCCTCAGACTCCGCCACTGCTATGGCCGCTGAAGCCACGGCTGCCACTGCACTTGCGGCCGCTTCCGATGCTGAAGTCACTGCCGCTGCGGCTGAAACTGCTGCTGCTGCCGCCGAAGCTGAAGCCGCATTTTGAGAAACCAAAGCTGCTGCTGCTGAAGCCGCTGCTTCTTCCGCCACAACATCTGGGTCATAAGTTGTGTTTATTAAATTCCAATCATCCCCATCGGCTTCCCACTTGACCCCTTTGCCCTCCACCGGCGCTTCAATTATTATCTCTCCGTCGGGTATGGGTATTGCAATGACTTTAGGGGCACGCTCTAAATTCCTTTCTATCTCTTGAACTTCGAGAGTCAACTTATCCAAGGCATTCTCGATAGCTTGCTCAGGCATAACGGCTGCTCGAGGGAAAGTCGAGCCTTGGGTGTTCGGCGTTCTTCTGATTATGATAGAGTCCAAACCGTCCGGAACTGCGGGGTCGTACGCAGGGTCCGCCGGATGCACCACATAAGTGACCGTACCCGTCTCAGCTTTCGTGTCAAATTCGACTGTGTAATCAGTGGTCAATGTTCTTAAAGTGTATGTTCCAGAAACTAATTCGGTATAAACTTTTATATCCGTTTCTGCAAAAATTTTAAAATCAAAATCGAAAGCAACCTTAGTGCTGTTGCCCTCTTGGACTTTATAACTATCTGTCTCTGTAACCGCCATAATCTTCTCCTTTATTTTTCGGCTCTTCGTTTACCACTGCCGCCACTACGTTTTGTAAATTTGCTTTTTTCTTTTTTCTTGCCTTTCAGGGCCGACATGGTGAATTGTCTCTTAGTGGCTTTTACTCCCTCAGCCAACTCTTTGTCCCCTAGGGCTATGTCTATCCAAGTGTTTATAAGGTTAATCATCTTCTCGGCTTCAACATACCCCATGCCCATAGACACTAGCTGTCTTAAAGATATGGCGACGGTGTTGGCTTCCATCAACGCTCTCCACTTGAGATACCCAAGCAAACTGTCTTTGTCTTCCTCGTCTCCGGCGGCCCGCAATATGGAAGTAACTATGACTGCAGTTTCCGCCAACCCGATGATCTCTGACTTTTGCACTTCATTGAGATTCTTTTTGAACCCCCCTTTTTTGAAGGGTGCCGAAACCACAGCGCCAAAATCTTCGAGAAGTGTTCTAGATATGACAAATGCCCAAGACCTAAACTTGGATATAAATAGCCCAAGAGAAGTGGCCCCTATTATGCTCTTATCATTGGCTATGTCCAACCATCTGGCCGCACGCCTTCTGACCTCAATCCATCTGTCCTCGCTCATGGTCTGGGACTCGTACTCTTTTTTGGTCATATTCCCCAGTAGTATGTCTTCCAAATTCATCTTTCTCCATATAGAAAATACAGCATACGCTGCGACTTTTAATTGGGCTTCTGGGGTTATGCCATACTTAGTGATCTCTTCTAGAGCGGACCTTCCAACTCTGCCTTTATATTTTTTAATTATGGCTCGACCAGTGGGAGTAATCCGCCTCCAGTTAGCCTTGGCTATGCCAGTGGGCCTCAACAATGGTATCTTAGCGAATGTCTCTCCCACTATGTTTATCCCCTGTATCTTCAAATTAAATGCTAAATACTTGAAGGATATAAGTGTCAAGAAAGTTTTCAACCCAAGATCCAGCCACCCACCCTGTTGTATGCCTAAAGCAGAAGAGTACTTTCCTTTCTTTAGATTTATCCATTCTCTGGTAAATACTTCCAGTTGGGCTTCTTTGCCTGTTTTTGAGGTGGCTTCCCCTTCCACTACATCACTCAACGCGGTAACGATTGCGTCCACCGAGGGTATGGCCTCGTCGTACGCCACTTTCTTAAAAAACTCGCGCATATACACTTTAGTTGTGCCCACTATATTCTGAGAGGGGACCATCTCGTCAGACCTGAATAGAGTTTGTTTGAAGAATTTATGCTTGGACAAGATAGTTTTTGTCTTAGGGTCTGCAAGGACGCTGAACTTTTCTTCTGACAGCTTCCAAGAGTTATACATGTCTTTGAACCCTTTCTTCAGCCCCTCCCACCCTTTCATGCTCAAAAGAATCTCGGAAACTCCTCTACGCATGTGGAACACATACTGACTTTTTGAAAATCTAGACGAGTTTAACTCTTCATTAAGGACCAAGTAATCGTACGCTTTCCCAAACTCTTCGTCCATAAAGTTGACCAACTCCAGTTCCTCAGAAGTCAATTTACCCACTAGCTTTGCTTTGGTAGCTGCGTCCCCTTCCACATACTCCATCAACAGGGGTTGGACTGGGAACCTATTGCGCCATAACTGCTTGAGTACGGGGATCTTTCTAGACTTCAACGCCGCAGCGGCCAACTCATCTAGTTTGGTTTCGAATGCTTCCATGCGGTTATCTGCTCGGGCGTCCGCCCTCTTGAACTCGTTCTCCATAAAATCTATTATCGCGCCCTGCCTCCCCATCTGAGCCGCAGACCACCATCTGCTAAACTCTCCTATCCGATAGTCTTTGGCTTGCTCAACTGTGATACCTGTGGACTCTGCAAACTTTTCTATGACTTCTCTGTTTGTTTTAGCCCCCACCAACCATGCCGCTTTCCCAGTGGCCTTCAACTGTTTAGTGGTAAGGAATTTACCCCCTACCGCATACTCTGATAAGAGCGCGGCATACTCCTGCAATTGGTCTTTGGACATTTTAGTTATCGTGGGCAACTCATGAAACCTACGTAAGCTGGCTTCACGTTGGAACTCTTTATCGGAGAGTAACTGCTGAAGTTCGTGGAGCGCTTGCTTCCTCTCAGCTATCGGCCCCGCTTCTTTTCTCACCATGTCAATAAATTTCTTAAACTCCAAGTCGGTCATGAGGTCCAAGCGTTTATTCCCTATCATCTTCTTGAGGTCGTAGTCCGTCAAGGCTTCAAAGCTGGCTACTTCTTTAAGCATACCGGCCCTATGCTTAGTCAAACTGGCGCCGGCCTTACGTGCGACCTCTACAATATTTTTGATAGAAATGGGGGTGAACTGAAGTTTATCCGATTTCTTTATCTGTATGTCTTTCTGCTCTTCTGCTATCTGTATTGCAGCAATTTGAGAGTCCAAAAAGTTTTCCTCTTTTCTCAATGTGGCTATCTGCCCCGTTACTACTTTAACGGCCACGCCCATGTTCATGCGCTCTTTTCTTTTTTGGGCCAATAAATCTATGTTTTTTCTAACCGCTTTAAGCTCTGTGTTGAGGTTGGCCACTTTGGCCTTTATGACTTTATCTTTTATGCCTGGGACGATGACTTTTTCTGTTTTTGGCTTCTGCTCAGCACTCTTAAACTTCCTAGCCCCCACTACCAAAGCATCCTCTTTTGGCTTCTTGGTTTTCCCCTCTTTAACTCCATCGGCCATTAAATTCAAATTGGATTTCTCTTCCAGTAAAGGGATGAAAGGGGTCTGCTCTTCAAAAGGCAAAGCGTTAAAATTTCTCTCGGAGAATACCACACCGTCACCCTTGGTGTCTTCCATCATCTCGTCTAGCTTCATGTCGAGGGCTTCGTTCTTGGCAGCCAGAGCAGGTATTAAATTTTCATTATTCGCGTTCTTAACTCCGTAGTCAAAATAATCGGACTTTTCCTTTTTCACATAAGCGGCGGGATCCATTTTCAATTCTATGGTTTCCAACTCAGTCACAATTGGGTTATCTTCTCCTGCAATCTGTTTAGCTAAAGTCTTAGTGGTGGGGAGGGGTTTAGGGGTACCCTCTGCTTCTTTTCTATCTATTTTAATTTTGTTTAAATTTTTCTTCTGCTGACCATGAGAAATCATTGCCCCCGGTCCGGCCAGAAAGAACGATGCCGCTAATGCAGCGTAAAGAGTTTCAAGTATTGCTTCCAGCCTCTTTTCTCCAGACATCATCAACTCTGGCTTCCTATCAAAAATGGCCGCTAAGTCTTTGGTAATTTGATTGGTAATTTCTTGGGCAACTTCAGTGGAAGTTTCTCCACCTACAGCTAAACCATATTTAACTAAATTGTTTGCTAACATTTTCTTCATCGGGGCGGAAGTAAGTACTTTGCCAACCATCTTAGAGGCCATGCCAGGAGCTAAAAATTTCATGCCATACGCTTCAAGAACTCCACTGACCGCTCCGGCCAAAGGCGCTGCAACCATTATGGTGTTCTCATTAAACCCTGCGTCATACATTTCTATGGCTAACGCCCCACCTTCCATCTGCATTGAGTACTCAACCAAACCATAGGCTAGGCCAACATGCCCAGCGGCAACTGACGCCGGAAGGACTGTGGCCATCATTGCTGGCCCGCCAGCTAAAAATGCCATGCCCTGAGTTGCGCCCATTAAAATCATTCCCTTCCTTGCCGCGTTGTCCATGGCCCCCAACATATGGGGCGTCGTCTTAACTGCATTGCCTATGCCCCACGCAAAATAAGCCAAAGACCCACCAAGTTTAGACTCTTCCCATGCTTCTACCGGGCGTTCCAAAGCATAATGTCCTTCTCTAAGCAGTTTGGATTTAGCGGACGCTTCTTTCAAAGAGCCTTTGCCTTGTAGCGCATTCCAGCCAACTCCACTGGAAGTTTTCTTGGCTATGCCCGAACCAAGCGCATTGCCAAAATAGTCTATGTTGGTTAAAACGCCAGTCCTAATGGCCTCTACAAAATCGTTTGGGGCATTCCACGTTCCGGTGCCCGCATACTCTATGGCTATCCTATCCAGCATTTCCTTGTTCTGGGAATTGCTCGACCCACCGACTTTGGTAACTTCACCAGAAGGAGAAGTGAAATACACGTCTTGCACATCCCCTTTATCGGTTATAGTGAATTCTCCCTCAGTCCTACGATTGGCTATTGGGTCCCCTACCTGCTCCATAGGTTCTTGGACTTCTTTAGCCTCTGCCACTTTAGGCATAGGGGTAGGCACGCTCTTGGGCGCCTTTGGAGTTGGGTTGGGGTCCCCAAAAAATTCTCTTATATCATCGAAGCCTTCTGCCATTAGTTAGCACCGCCTATAAGCTGCCCAGTTGTAGTGCTGAAAGCGGATTTAGCTAACTCGATAGCTTTGGGAGTGGTGAGAGTCTCGCCTTTTTTGACCCACTTAAGTACAAGATCGACGTAGAGCCTCATGGCCCTCGGCTTTAGTGTCTCTTCCGCATTGACCCCCAACCTCTGCTCGAATATTTCATTCAACTTGTTTTTCCCATTCATAGTGAATAGGGCCACTAACTGCCGGCCACCTTTTTTCTGGGCTTCACTTTCCCAAATAATTATTTCATTGGCCCTGTCAAACTCAGAGATGAGCGCATCCTCATTGGCTAACTCCACGTCCCCTAAGAAAGAGATAAAACTGGCTTTGGTTATGAGCCCGTCAAAATGTGCTTTGAACACTTCAGACTGGAACTCTCGCAGCTTATTTAGACTCTTTGAATCGCTTGCATCGTTGTCAATGAATATTGAGTCACTCTTAACATTTAACTCGTTCAAAACCCGCACCGAGTCGCGTATATCCACGTCCTTATTCTTTAGCGCGGCATCTGCCAACATATGTAAATCTTTTCTACTCTCCTTTATTATCTTAATGGACTCCAATCTCTCCGCATCGCTTATTGTGAAATTAGCATCCAACGAGTGTAACTGGGCCTCTAGTTCTTTGTCCTCCAACAATATCGTCTCACCAGTGAGTTCGTCGTTCTTATAGTGGCTAAAATACTTTTGGCTACGTTGGGCCGCTTGGTGCATATTGGCCACGCGCCTTATCTTGGGTGCATTTAATACCGCTGTGTCCGCTGCTTTAATTAAGGTATTCCTTTGCGTGGTATTTAAACTTTTAGCCAACTCGCTCTTGGGGGCAGTTAACTCTGCTTTTACCCGAGATGGGTTCCGAGTTACATTGGAAGAGGCATATGAGTACAACAAATCATTTTCGGCTTTAGCCATGCCGTCCGCCCAAGCCTCGCCATCCATGGCCACAAACTCATCAGTTTTACTACGTATCACGGAGAGGGCCTGTGCTACCCCAGCTAAACTGTTTTTGCTAGCCGCCACTGTGTTCAGAGAGTTAAGCCCCCCCTGGTGCCTAGCCTTAGTATTCTCAGTTTTGGCCTTAGAAGCCCACGCTTGCATCTTTTTTATGCCTGTATTCTTTGCAGCATTGGACCACGTAGCAAATGATTTCTTAACCGCGTCAGTATGCTCAGGGTTCTCATTTATCTGAGAAATAAACTCTTCGTGCCATTTAACGAGGTCAGTAGTGGCATTGTCGGGAGTAAGGGCGTTGTCCTCTTGGATACCGGAGGAAGCCTTATCGGACCCAACAACAAATTCAGTAGTCAGAGCCCCGAAATCTACGGTGTCTACAATGGACTGTTTGACCCTGTCCGCCGCCGCTATCTTCCTCATCTCAGCCGCTTCACTTTTAACCGCCAAACCATATCCAACTTTCGCAACTTCACCTAAAGCACCAACAATGTCGTCAGCCAAAGATGGGGCCTCTGCCGGCGTAGCTACTACCGCAGAAGGGAGTGAGCCTTGTTTCATTCTCTGTATTCTACCCATTATTTAAACCTCCTTTCGCCGGGCCACACATCGTCACTGACCTTTGTTTAGGTCTTTGTTTGGGGCTTTATGCCCATCCCAGTGCCGGTGCCCTGCCCATATAGACCCATCTGCATACCCGCAGAAGCGGCGTTTGCAAATCCACCTATCAAAGCTCTTCGCCCGGCGGACCTAACATTCTTGGCTTGCATTTCTAAAGAGGTGGCGCCAGCTTCTCCAGAAGCACGAATTGCGCTTACGTTCTCAGAGGCTATTCTTGAGGTCTCATCTAAAATGTCTAGGGGAGAACCAGTAAGTTTCACTCCGCTCTTCAAAAATTGAACAGATTGCTCAGCTTTAAATCCTTTTGCTTCCCTTTCGTATCTGCCCGCAGCCGCGTTATTCTCTATGCGCAAAAGTTCCGCTTGGGACTTTAGCATTCTGGATTGCGCAGCTCCCGCAGCATTGGCGGCTATGCCTTGGTATAACCCGACTCCAGCAGATACCAAAAGCATAGTTTCTACGCCCATTATATTAAACCCCACATGACTAAATTTTCTCCGTTGACTCCGTACTTTTTCATAACTCCTTCTCTCTCAAATCCTAGCCAGCTAAGCCATCTTGTGTGAAACTTGTCGTCCGATGCTATGGCTTGTATTCTACGATATTTTGTCTTCAATTCATAGAGTTTCTTTTTGACTGATTTGGCAAACTCTATCGGGTGGTCGCCCTGCTGCTTCGTTGCCAAAATAAAAACTTCACAAACTGAAGGCATAACATTCACTGCCCCTAAAACTCCTAAAATTGTTCCGTCCTTTTCTGACACCATAGTCGCACTGGTGTCATCCCCCACCAATTTACACATGGCCTCTTTCAGCACTTCAACCGAAGCAATGCTTTTTACGCTCTCTTTAAAGTCCATGTTAGCCAAGTGCTCTATTTTGAAAGGTATAAGTCCCATCAATCCTCCGAGCTCGAATAATAGATATCAATGAATTGGACTGAGCATGGTAAAGGTAGTCTTTGCATAACTACCACATGCTTGTCCGCTCCATCGATACTCCAGGTATCGGAGTAATGCAACTTTTTCATGCCAGAGAATACTGGTGCGGGTCTGTCAGTTATGAAAAGGTTTGACCAGTCTACGACTTGGTCCATGTGGTATGGGTCTGTGCCGTAGTCCACTCCGAGGGTGTTTAAAAATCGTATAGCCATTTCAACTATGCTGCGGGGCTTATCTTGCGCCGGTCCGGACCTACCACCAATCTCTATATTTTGGGTCTGTATCATTCCTTCATAGGCCAAACCCACGTGAACCACCGCGGCATTCCTGGGTAAAGTTATTGCTCCGCTTGCCACTGTTATTGCGTCGTATTCTCCGCTCAACTCTCCATCGGCTATGACCGCTCCATCCCCAGTAACTGAAACTGACTCGGCCTCTAAATGTGAAAGACCACTTATTTCATCGGCAGCAATATACCAATCGATTGCTGGTATAGCATCCGCGTCATCAAAATCTTCGGTTATGTCGCAAGTCACATTCTTGGCGTTTACGTAAGCAGTTATGGTGGCTCTGCCGCTTCCTTCTCCAGTAGTGGCCAAGGGTTTCTTCCACAACTCACTCCCCACGTCATCGGCAGTAAATACATCTTCACTTGCCACAAAATTTATATCATCTCCAGTAACGGCCCCAGGCGTCAAGGTTGCTCCCGCGGCCACTCCTCTGTCCGAACCATTGTAGGTGGCGGCACAATCCATATAGATATAATCTTCTTGTTTTCTGTACACCGCATTTACGTACGAGGTGTTATTGATAGTGGCGTCATCAGGACCAGTGTAGAAATCCTCGGGGTCTGGAAACTCCACAGGGTCCGTTAAAACTTCAAGCATACGGACCGTGCTACCATTTATGGTTCGCTCTGTCACAACCCACACTTGGTCGTCATTGTCCTCTCTTGGAAGTATGACCACATCAAGAACCTTGGCGTCTGTCCCCCCGATGTCGTACCTATGCCACCCGGCTATATTCTCTCTTCCTAAAACTGTTAGAACTGCTAATTGACCATCAGCCCTCACCACCCACAGAGTGTCTAGGACTCCAGTCCTGAAAGCTACACGCTCAAGTTTACTGTACGCAACTTGCTCGGCGTTCAACACCTCATTCTTGCCAGAGTAGTCATCTGCATTTATGTCGTATTGGAAAGACCTAAAAACTTTTCCGCCTCTTTGGATATAGAAGGCTCTGTTGCCACTTAACGCCGGGGGAACTGGCTCACACCCGTACGCTTCCACTTGCCTTACACTTATACTCGAAGGGGTTATGGGCTCATTTACTCCACCGCCTGAAATCTTGAAAACTCCACCTAAAGTTCCGGCCAATAAAAAGTCAGGCATTCCCCCAACCCAAGCGCCGTAATCAACCTTTCCAGTTGTTGGGGCCAAGGTGAAAAAGGCGGCGTGGTCGGCGTCTGCTCCGCCAGTAAAATCATCAAATCGCGCTACGCCAGTAGTGCTTATCGGAGTTCTGCTCATGAATATGGTTTGGGGTCTAAGGCGTGTTGCAAAAAATATTAATCTACTTTCGTAGAAAGCCACTGAGAAAGGCATATCAGATATGTTAAGCCAAGTGCCGGGATTGGAGTACGCGGGCCAAGCGGTATTATCATACGCGGCATTTGTATCGACGTCTCTCAGATAGTAAGTGGTGCCTGATTTAAGATGAACTCTAAACTGCAACACTGAAAAACCAATAGGAGTTCCGGCATTGATGGTGAGTAGTTTTAAAATACTGTCGTCCGTCACATTGGCGTCTAAAGTGATTTCGGGGGCGGCCCCAGTAGTGTACCCGGTCATATTGACTATGGCTGGAAAAGGGTCATAGGTCCTTGCATATGTGTCTACAGACCAATTGCCGTCTAAATCCACAGTAACTTTTTTAGGGAGATTGTCTTTCTGTGCTAAGTAAAGGGTGCCCCCACTTTGGGCAAAAGTTAAAGTGTCTAGCTCCCGGGGATCGTCGTATGTGGACGCCACCTCATCAACCAATGTCCCATCCCCACCATACACTCTAAGTACCCCAGACCCAGGGGTGTAAACCCCGCCCGCTATGGCCGTGGCAGAAAACTCAAGTACATACGCATCAGAATCATTATACTGGAAAGTCACTAACTTGGCGTCTAAGTTGCTTTTTGTATTGGCCACACGTTTAAACCCATTTCTAAATCTTGCGGGACCTTGAACCTCGGGAATGAAGTTGACCATCTTACGGCAACTGGAGGCATACGCCGCTATGTCAAATCTACCTCTACTCTTAGGAGAGGTTTCACCATTGGCAAAATTTACAAGTGCAGCGTTTGACATCTATGCTCTCCTTAGGTGTATTTGTTGTTTCTTTTAAGCCCCATCCTTCTGGCGTTCAATATGGGGCTTCTCTGCACTCTCTGAGGTGGCTTCTCTTGGCCATCAACTGCTCTAGCTTCCATGGTCAATTCTGACATCTCATCTTGTATCTCTCTCCTAACGCTTGCTTTTAAATTAAATTTGTACGACATATTGTGGGCCAGAGTCAGCACCAACACTCTCACAAAAAGAGCATCGAACTTGGCCACTGTGACGGCGTCATAAATATACTGCATGGCCAAGCCATCATCCCCGGCGCTGTCAGTAAAAATATACCCTTCACTTAGGTCATAGAGGTCAGACGACAAATTGGCACCTAGAGTGGTATCCCCCAAAGTGCAAAGTCTAATAAAATCATTTGGTAAGGCGTACGCGGTACCGAACCCAAAATCTGGAGTTACTGAGCCGGAAGCGGTTAAGGTGCCATATTTTTTAGCAAAATTCCAAACGTGTGTGCGAAGTGCTTCTCTCCTGGCAGCATCATAATGCCGGGCGCATACGTCCTCTTCGGTGGTGACTGGGGTGTCTATGCTAGTTATTGAGCGTATCCCCAATCTATCTAAAGCGAGGTTACAAATGTGAATGTCGGAAGTGGGTTTTGCCATAATCTCCTCAAATACCCGCTCCGCAATTAAGCAGAGCGGGTACAATAGTTTTTAGACTTCTGGAACTTATCCTTGGATAAATTCACCGCGAAGTGATATGGTCCCAGCAGCCGACCCAATGGTCTGGCCGGTTAAGGTCAAAACATAAGCGTCGTCTTTATCGGCGACGGTTTTGCCGAGCAATTCCCATATTTTTTTACCTATGTTGGCAATGGCAAGGGCTGACAAACAGTTGATTTCAGAGCCAATTGCGTACCCTGTGCTAATGTCTGTGGCGTCCATGAGAATATTCTCATCGACCTCAATACCTGCTTCGGTATAGAAACCAAGATCCCAGTCCGTGGAACCGGTCAATGCGTCACAGTTAAGCTTGATTTCCTTGGGGACCATGTTCGATTTCAGGTTGGCGATCTTGTACGTCGAGCCGTCACTATCCGCTGCGGCTATCTCGAAAGTAGCCGCGAATGCAAATACTCTACCCGGCATTATCTTGGAAGGGTTGCCCAATTTACCCGCTTCTACTTCAGTGTTAATCCATTCGTTCACTACAGCCATATTGTTCTCCTGTGCTACTAGATTTACTCACTGATTAGTCAGTGGTTTGTACTTTTTGGACAAGAACGCCTTCGGTTCTTACGGCGCCAAGTTCGAATATTATCTGGACCTGAGTTGTTTCAACCAAGTCAGAGCGGTCTTCGATCTTGAGGCCCATTTCTTTGCTCATACCAACCGCCATTCCTCTGGTGGACATAGCGAAGCAATCTCTTGTTCCAGCTGTCACACTGAGCAACGGATGGTCAATGGCTCCGGCAAAAAGTATCAAGCCAATCCCAGCGGCTTGTGCTATCTTGCCTTTCTCGACGACATACTGTTTTGTGAAATCGCCATTGGTTAACTCATTTTCTTGCATGAGCGCAGTATGCTCGTCACCTGAAATACCCATAACTAAATCTTCAGGGAGTTCAGTTCCAACTTCTTTGTCGATGAAGTTCTGCCCAACCTCAAGTAATTTTTCATACGTGAGACCAGCAGTTGCATCAACAGTGGATCCACCGTCGGTGGCGAATGCGACTACAGTATCCATGTCTCTCCCGGTGTAAACAGGAACAAACATAGACTCGATAACGACTCTGTCAAATACTCTTTCCATGGCTCTGACACAAACTTGAGCGTATTGGCTTGAAGGACTGATAAGGGCGCCCCTAACATCAGAAGCGTCAATCGGAAGTGTTAAAGTAAATCTGCGTCTGCTTATTTTACGTCTGGTGTGGTTAGCGTCTGAGAATATAACCGCTTCATGTCTTCCAAACTGTTCTGAGGCCTCCACAGAGCCTAAACCGTCATACGCGAATTTATCTCCCGTGATGGGTATAATCTCGACGTGTGAGCGCAACCTTGCTTTTGTTTGCTGGGCTGCGTTGTGTACGTTGCTTGAAAACTGCGTTACTAACGCTTGATCAATTGTTTCTCCGGCCATAATATTTCTCCTGTGCAATGAAATTAAACTTCTAACTACAACACTATAAAGTGCTTTAAAGTGCTTTAAAGTGCTTTAATTTCAGAGACAGTATCCTATCATGTTGACCGGGTGTCCCTTCCTGTTATCGCGCGGACGCGAGTGATTTAATCACTAACAGTGGGGTTTAATAATTAAACGTATCCACAACTCTCCTTATTGTGCGGGGCCGAAGCCCCACACTGTTTTTACGCTACGTCAAAAGTTTAACATAGATTTTCAATCCTGTCAAGCCTTTTTTGCTGCGGTCTGCAATGCTCCTATTCTTTTATAGAGCGCATTGACTTCCGCAACTCTTGCGTCATGCTGGGGATGGAATCCATCAGTGTACTCTTTAGTCAGCATTAATTCTTGACCTTTGGATATTAATTCCGGGACGGTACTTCCACCAGTCGGTGTTCCGTCTCCGCCTAGCTTCTTCCCTTCCACCCCATATTTATCGTGGACCGAATTAAGGATCCCCGTCAAGACTACAAGACTTGAATTGTCCAATTTGGCTATGAACGGTTTCACATTCTCTGGCGCCAATTCGGTTAGCATTGTTTTAGCAGTTGCCATCTTAGCTTCTGCTTCTTCGCCAAAAGTATTTTTTGTCAACTCTTCAAAAGCCTTATCTTGCTCCACCCCTTTGGCGTTAAACACCTCAGCTTGTTTTTTCATGAGAGTGTTGAACTCATCATGCACTGTGGAGGCTTGCTCTTTTGTCAAACCCGCTTTGTGGAATATGTCTTTTACTCCCTTCACCACTTCCTCATTCGCCGTTTCGCCCTCGGGGACATTGAGCTCGTATAAGTCCGCAGTTTCGGGTCGAACTTTAGTGTAATATTCTTGCCATTCCTCTGGTGTGGAAGTGGCGTCCGGCATGGCTTTCCTGCCAATAAGTTTCTGCGCTCCGTCGAGCTTCTTAAATAACTCCTCATAAGATTTATCATTCACTTCCATGCCCGATATGTCTTTGAGGTATGGGCGGTCTTTAAACTCTTCGGGTATTAAAGCGCCAAAAAGTTTTGTGTCCACGGGCGGCGTAACTGGCGCGGGAGCTGGTGTTGGTGTAGGTGTAGGTGTAGGCTCCGGTGTAGGTGTAGGCTCTGGTGTAGGTGTAGGCTCTGGTGTTGGTAAGTTTGCCGGGTTAGGTATCTGTGTCATGTTTATTTACTCTCCTCTAGGTATTCGATTTTTTTTAATAACTCTGGTGATGCAAATGCTCGCAATTCTAAATACAACTCACGCCGGGCTTCGTTAAAAACCATATTGCCTGTGGCTACGTTCCCGTTTCCGTCAATGGATACTGTAGGCTTGATAAACCCGCATCTGTCAGCGAGATATATAAAAACAGCTTTACCTGCTTCGGTGCTCAAGACTGCATTGACCTGAGCTTTAAACGTGGCAACTCTTTTTTCGATCTTTGCTTTACGTATCTTTTCTGCTTCTGGGTCTCTGCCCATGTGTTTTTTTCTGTCCTCCAGACTCATACTATTCCTCCTTCCTCTTTTTTATTGTTGTCTCTTCATGGCGTCGGCTTGCGCCACCTCACTATTGATGCCAGACAATTGCTGCGCCGCTTCTAATTCTTTTTCTTTGGCCATCTGTTCTGCGACTTCTGCCCTTAACTTCTCAACATCCTCAATAACTCTGAGCACTCCACTGACCCCGTTATGCTTTACTAGCGAGCGAGTAAGCTCGTCTAGGTCGACATTGTCAACAACCGAGGGCATCGCAGCGCCCGCAGTTACCAAGAAATCTGCTACATTCAAAATCCCTTGGAGTTTATCTCCTTCCATAAATCTTTTAGCTGGGGAGATATACCTTATACTATATACTTCCTTATCAGTGTCCGCCAATCCTTCGGGCAGCTTGCCAAACATTCCCTTCCGAAGAAGTATGTTAAAACACCTTTCCACCAGGGGAGTGAACAACTCTACAATCTGTCTGGAGAAAACACTGGTGAGCGATTCCCCCTGCATTTTCCTACGCACACTTGTTTCGTACGCGGTCATTTGCACTTCATTGTTTATGTTTAAAAGCCGGTCAATAAAAAATGCTTGAGTTATCGCGGCTTTAAATTCTTCTATGAGTTCCTTTGGACTATTTAATTCTCCGACGGTGAATAGCGGGAACACCGCTTTCTCTGCTCCAGCTCTGCCTGACATATTAAAAACATTCAATGCTCCGGCAGAGGTGTCGATTGTGCCGCCACCTAATCTGCCGTCGTCCATAATACCAAGGGGTGGATCTAATTGTTTCTCCGTAGCCACCATTAAGGATTCTTTTAAAACATTCAAAGATAACTGGTCGGGCAATGCCATCATGCCTGGGGACCTTCCGTATGATTCTTCTGTGGTTTTGAAAAATCTTACGACGAATACAGGGAATTCTCCGTAGCCTTCTTCTTTCATGAGGTGCTTGTTGGTGAGGTCAATATGTAAGGACCTACACGCCATTCCCATAGCGCCCTCTTTGCCCTTTCTTTCACGATCACTTCTCTTGTCAAGAACAATCAATACTTTTATTTTTTTGTCCACTCCCCCGCTATTGAACAACGCTTTTACTTCGGGTGAAACTTCATCCTCCTCATAGCTGTCCATTATCTGTCGAGTGGTGTACGTCCTCTCATAGTAAACTCCATCTACAAGCCCCTCGGAATTTTCTGTTATGCACATGTTCTTCACGCCCCAAGAGGAGAAGGTTATGGGCACCCCATCCTTGTTGTCGGCGAATGCGGAAACTCCACTTGTTCCAAAAATTCCTTGGTCCAAGAAATGCTCTTGAAGCGCTAAACCCAAACCAGCTTTAGGATTGTCTAAGGCAGAATACATGACCTCGTTTACGTTCTTAAAATATTTTTCTACTCCAGGTGTGTCGGCAAACTCGGGAGTGGGCTCAATCACAAATGACCTAGCGCTGTCCGGCCACAACATGGACAGGAACGCGGAGGCCATAAGCTGGGCAGTGAACTGCCCGGTGTTGTCAAATATCTCAGATTGTAAAAATTCACCAGCGACAAAATCGGTGGTGAAGTTTTGTTTACGTGTTAAAAATGATTCAGCTAAACTCTGATAGTGGGGGTTCCAAAAATCTTTCTCAGTCTTTAAGGTGTTGTACCTTTGCTCACACTGCTTAATAAGTTCGCTAGACATTCAACTCTCCCACAATAAAAAATTTGGGTCCATGACGTACCCCGAGGAAGGAGGACAGAGGTCATGGGGGCAAACACGGGGTGCTTACCTTTTACCACTTAATTCCCAAAAAGCGTTCCTCTTGTAATCGGAGCAGACTCACCCCCACCAAACATCGTCCTAAAGCCAAACCCCGCTCTACTGCCGGAAGTCTCTGCTTTTTTAGTTGCTAAATTGCGCGCAGTTTCTTCTCTGGCCAATTCTTCTTTCCGTCTCTTGGCTTCCTTTTTGGCAGCGTCATCTTCCTTGTTCCCAAACATCATTCCTATCCCTTTACCAAGTAAAGAACTCGAGCTCATGGCTATCTCCTTTTACTCCTAAATTTGTTCAAAGACGTTAATGGCCCATGTCCGCCTCCCTTAGAACCTGTGGCTTTCACGAACGTGTTTCTATTTCCCCCGTCCATGTTTCTGACAGGAAATGCAAAAGTTAATGCCAAAGCGTCATACACATCTGGAGATCTTCCTAACAACTTTTTAATCTCCCGTTTAGTAATAATATATTTTAAACCATTAGAAGTCTCTATGTCAAGGGGCATACAAGAAAGGTCAGCATGTATCTCATCATCATCAGGAATATTTACGTCCCCACCATTTATCCAAGAGGCCACTGCTATTATTATTTCTGACCGCTTATTCAAATAGACATCGGGCTGTAAAGACCGCTCATTGAACGCCACGCCTTGGACCGTTCTCTTGTATCCCAATTCATGTAATCGGTCAATCGTGCCATGGCCATGCCCCACATCTACGAAGCATTGGTCTACGTGGTATTGGTCAATAAGCCCAGCGCAAATTCCAGCAAGGCGCATAGGCCTCATAAAATCATACTTCAAATATTTAAGTATCTCTCTTCCCTTACGTATGACGATTACGGTCCTATCCCCTCCAGTATCTCCGGCGGGGTCAACGCCCATGACGACTGGCGCAACAACATCTTTCAGAGTTGACTTGCGTGCAGCAATTATAGCGTCTGAGCGAATGAGCCCTAAACCGGTTGCTTGAAAGGCTTCTATGGGATTGGAAGGATAAATTTGTTTAAACTTGTGCGCGCCCGATGCCGGGTTGTCAGAAGTGCAAAGGTCGATAAGTTTATTTCTGCGCCACAAAACTTTCCGCTTTGCTTTGTCAAAAGGGTACTCATCTAAAACTAATTCCAAGTATCCCCTTTCTTCCTCAGTCAATTCACTCCCGTTGTCAGGCCTTTCATATTCCTCTTGCCAGAACCACGGCACGAATATTAATTGGTAATCGCCTTCACCTTTTAAGGCGGATATACACTTTCGGTAGAATAACCCATTTGGCCCGTTAGCGGTTGACTCGAGAATTATCTCAGTGCCGTTGACGTCTCCAATTGATTCCAAAGCACCGTCCTGTATGGCGTCCGCCTTTTCCCAATACGCCGCTTCAGATCCATGAAATTGTTGGGCCGTTCCACCACGACCTACATTCTCATTGCCCGCGGTTCCTACCGCATAGTCACTATCCAATCTAGGATAAGTCTTTTGATATCTATTGGCCGCTCCTTCTTCGGGCTTCAAGGCATCATTGATATTTTCCTGATACCTATCTACCATGCGAAATAACTTATCGGTGGTCTTACCTTCGTGTGATAAAATAAATGTGGATATGCCTTTGTTTCTGGTCGTGCGATGAAAAAATCTAGCGGAGACATATGTGGAACACCCCTGCTGTCTCCCTTTTAAAATACACGCTCGTACCCTGCCGAGCGTACGCTTTTGCTCCTCTAACTTGTTGTGGATGTATTGCTGTGCTCGGTTCAGCACAAATGAGATTACATTCCCTTCTTTGTCCTTAATCATTAGAGGAGCGTTCTTCGCGTAGAAATAAAAATCTGTGTTTAATCTGTTGTGGATGTCGTGGGAGGTTAACATTAAAGTGAAGACCTCTTAAACATCTCAGCAAGAAATATTACTGCCAACAAAATCCCAGACAGGATACCCATAAAAAATATGCCGAAACCCAATAATAAGGTCATAGCTCTTCCCCCAGTCCTTTACATTCCCCAAAACCTTCAGCGGGTTTATCAACGGGCTTCTCCCGCTCAGTCGGCTTCTCCCTAACTATTTCAACGTCTTCTACAACGGTACCGCCGGCGATGGGTTTATTGTTTTCTTGCTTGGCCAAGTTCTCCATAAACTGCTCATAAGATATGGACATGGTTTTGACTTCTGAGGATTGTTTCGGTTTACCTAATACGCGGTCGAGTAATTTATCCGCGGCGGCTAAGTCCCCAGAAGCGGCTGCTCGGGCCATACGTACCATCATCACTTCGCCGTTATTCATACCAACAAATTCTTTCTCTTGCTCTAATAATTCTTTATGAAATTCTATTTCTCTCTCTGTGGCGCCTACGGCTAAAGGGGGTGTTCTGTATGGCAACGCCAGAGTAGTTAAGGCCAAAGCCTCGACCTGTGGTTTCTCAAGTATCGGGACGTCGGTGGGCACGGGCAAGCCAGTGACCTCGTCCCAAGTAATCATGCGCTTATGAGGCACCGCGGGCATAAGCCCTTCTACCTTTTTATCGGCGGAAGGGCTATCTCCATTATCCATTGGAAATTGCGGTATTTGGCTATCTTGGTTATCCATCGAGTCCAGGGTTCATCTTTTCGAGTTCCGCGGTCTCTGCCAGGTCCTTGGCTTTTTTTACTTCTCTTTTCGCAAAGCCTAAAGGGTTGACGGTGAAGTCAACTATGATATCTCTGAGATCTGACAGCGCAGAATAGTCACTGGCCTTAATGGGTACTTTCATTATTGTGACATAGCTCTCGAGTTGTTTGCGTGTCATGAACTTGATGTTTGTGGGGAGTGGGGTGTCGTTGGTCAAAGGAGTTACTTCCCCAATCTTATGAGTTCTAAAGTCCAAGAAGTCCCCATGCTTGGCCCTAAGCGCTCTAGCCAATAACTTATTCTTTATCACCGAAGCTGCGGCGTCCATCGAGGGCAATTTGAGTTTTATTGAATACGGTTTTTTGATTTTCCCTCTTCCCTCTTTTGCGTGAGCGATATAGTCCCCAGATACCTCAACCTCGTAGCCCAATACGTCTTGAGCCTTTTTGGTGTTGGCCGCTTTGCGGTCTGCTACCAGCCCTTTCACGTCGACTTCAAGCGGGTCTTTTTCTTTCTCTTGAAAATCTCCGGCTACTTTTTCCACTGTGGGCGCCACTTCATTGCCCTCCACTACGCCGGACAACATGTCCCCACTTAGCTCATCTAAAAGGTCGTCGTCGGTCCTCGGTGCCATTGTGGGTATGGGCTTAGCGGCCACTGCTGGTTTCTTCTTAACTGCTACTTTACGTTTTGCCATAAGTTTTCTCCTCTTATTTTTGATTTGTTCCTTCTACTCCACGGGCTTCTCTGTTTTTCTTGCGGGATTGTAAAAAGCCAATAGCATTCTGCAAACAGCTATATGCTTTCTGGTTCTCGTCGCATGGAAACTTTTCATCCAGCCCGGCGATGATTTCTGCGGCGGCATAGATGAGGGTGTCCACCTGGCAGCCATTAACGCCATTCTCTTTTATTGGGCCATCTTGGATCTTGAATGATATGCAGTTCATTTTATCAGTTATGTTTATGGGATACTCCTTTCTCGTTTTATCAAAATCGTCCCAGCTCATACCCACTGGCTTGTCCCTTACAATTTTGAATCCGCCTATTTCTTTTATATCTTTCAATGTCTCTAACGCCATAAGTTTTCTCCTCTAATTAAAGTAATAAAAGTTTAACATAGATTCTCAATCCTGTCAAACCCTTAATTTTTTTATGGGAAAATTTTTGGACGAGCCCATGCGTACGTATGTATTAAAGTACTATCTCTCTATGTCCATATAGCCTGAAAAGGTGCATGGGGTCGAAATTCGACGGGAGGCCATTGCCCGCAAATCGCTCAAACACTTTCAAGCCCGCCGGCCCTATACGGCCATTCAAGCGCATAGCCTAATAAATCTATGGACGCATAGCCTAACGTGTCACAGCGGGCCTATAGCGGGCCATGAGGATAGCGTTTGAGCTATTGAGCTATTGAGCTATTGAGCCATTGAGCTATGCACTTATCAGCCCGCGGTCCTATCCAGGCCAAGACTCCGGCCACCCACCATACTGAAAGTATAGCAATGTATCGTATAGGATTGCAGGGGTATCAAAGTATAGAAAAGGATATTAAAGTCTTATGGCGGCGAACCTCGTTGGCTTTTATTGGGCAGTTCACGCGTGAAAGCCTATTTTAGCTCAAAACAGTACACAACTTGCCGAATTACAGATAAAGTACACAAAACCGAATTGCGTGTTTTCATTGGGAGAAGTACACAAAACACGCAAAAAACGCTTCAACTTAAATATAGTAGGGTAGTAGTGGTGTAGTGGCCATATAGCCCTATATAGGTATATTAATATTACAAGTTTATACAGTATTTAGTGTAATTAGTGTAATTTACCAATGAGAATTGAAAACGTGATTTTGTGTACTTTCAGTGTAATTTGATGTTTTGTGTACTGTTTTTTAATCCTTTTTTGCCCATTTTAGGCCAAAAAACCGACACAATATGGCACAAAACGCCTAAATTACACTTCTTTTGAAATCAGCTATTTTGTTGTTTTATTGTTTTATGTTATAATAGTTAAGTACCGCGATACGATTTTATCAAAGGATATAAAAAGATATAAAAAGATATAAAAGGACATTAAAAGACATCAAAGGGGTTGACAGATTGCAAAATATCTGCTATACTATTATTAAGAGGATAAGCAAAACAAACAAGCCCGCCGACGGGCGAACTAAAAAGGAAAGGTGAAATAAAATGGAAAACTCAAACGAAAAAATAAACCACGAGCCATCTGGCGAATTTGTTGGAATCGGTGTTCAGGGAAATATTACAGATTATGAATTATGCATCTGCGGTAAACCGATATTGGGTTCCAGTAGCACCCATGACGATGGCAGCGAAATTGATGTTATAGGGCATATTGCATTGGCGGACATGTGTCCGGGATTTAATACGGACGAATAGCAGAGCCACGCCGGAGGAGGCCGGCGGTAATGCTACAGCCCGGACTTGCCACCGGGCAAACTAAAAGGAGAGTAAGAAAATGATAACGACAATAAGAGAATTAACAAAGTCACAAGCTTTAAAGCTATGGAATAAATACAAAGACGGGTTTGAAATGTGTTATGACATTGAAGGATGTGAAAAAGACGAAGAACCTAGCACAAGTATTGAAGAAAAAGACGAGTTTATAAGTGCCGTTGAGGGTAAATGTGATATTAGGGTTTATCAACATAAATCAGGCTTAAAGGTTGACCACTTTAAAGCGAATAAAAAAGAAGAAAGAGAAATAAGCAAAAACTAAAAAGGAAAGGACG